CCAGAATGACGTTACTTGGTATTTGGTCAATGCGGTTAAAGAACTATCCGCAGAAATAAATAAATTGAAAGAGGAGCAAAACTAATGGCGGTTAAAAAAACCTTAAAGGCCGTGCCATACAGTAAGTCGAGCAAGGTCGAGCGATGGGACTTCTCGGCGGTCTATGAAAATGACTCAGAAGGTGATGCAACCTATTACACATCTACTTTTAGTAGAACGGTAGAAGCCACAGCCCCGGATGGGTCTGCGAACTTTGCGAAGAAAGCCAAAGGCAGTTGGACAAAATCAGAGATTGAAGGACTGATGCCTATCGCGCATTGGGATACAGTCTTTGCCAGCCAAGTGGATTCGGTAATTACTAATCCGGTGACGGGTCCAGTAGCAGACGACAGCTTTACGATTCCCTCGTAGTGGAACAAGAGTTTCAGATACATACGGTTCCTTCGGTACTGTTGCTGGAGGCGCAGATGCCCGATGAGATGGTGTCTGGTCTGAACCACTATCTGGATGACCTGTTGGAGCAGGAAGATCGCCATTCCCATGCGGGAACACTCGTGGGACAGATTGGTCATGGTGAGCAACTGACAATGGATCATCACGATTCACGGCTTGAAGACTTTGTTCGCATGAGCGGTACGTTGGCGGTGGAGTATTTGAAAGGATTTGCCTCGACAGGCAATCGGATCGATCACCGCCATGTCGAAGTGGATGAACTGTGGTCAGTCCACAGCTACGCAGGCGATTACAACCCGATCCACGACCACGGCACAAAGACCATTATGGGGTTGTCCTGTACCTCGTGGACGAAAGTGCCACAGCAGATTCTGGATCAGCCAACTGCGGGTAGTCCTGAGTATAATCTGTATAACGCCAGTGGCGATTCAGATGGCTGTTTGGCATTCCAGTATGGGTTGAATTCGATTATGGATGTGGAGCGACTAAGACCGCCACAGAGTTTTGTGATTAAACCGGAGATAGGGAAGTTTTTGATGTTCCCTTCCTGGTTGCAGCACATGGTCTACCCTTTCGAGGGTGAAGGAGAGCGGCGTACCGTTGCCGCAAATTTTAACGTTTGGAGCACAGAGAATGGCGGAAGAAGCACTAGAGAACCCCACTAAAGAAGAAGCCGAGCTGTCCGGTGAAGCGTATTTAAAGGTCGAAGAAGACCAACCGGAAGTAGTTGAATTGCCGCCTAATATCCAGCGGTTGCAAGAGAAACAAGCGCGGCTCCAGCAAGAAGTGGCTGTATACCAAGCACAGATCAATGAGATTGCGGATAAGCTAGAGACGGCACAACTTGCCTTTCAGCAGTGTGTAGTTTTATTGCAGGTGGAACAATCAACTAATCTTAATCAGGACGTTTAAACAATAAATGCCATTAACCCGCTACAACTTTAAGCCAGGTATTAATAAAGAGGGCACTGCGTATAGCAACGAGGGTGGATGGTATGACGCAAATTTTATTCGCTTTAGATCAGGGCGACCAGAAAAAATCGGCGGCTGGGAAAAGCGAAACGAAAATACATTTATTGGAACATCAAGAAAAATACACCAGTGGGTTGCTTTAAATTCTGACAAGCTAATAGCAATTGGTACGCATAAAAAACTGTATGTAGTTCAGGGTACAAGCTATTACGACATCACCCCAATAAGAGTGACAACTTCTGCTGGAGATGTGACTTTTGCTAAAGTGGCAAATGGAGATGCCACCCTTAATGTAACCGATACTTCACATGGAGCGGTGAAAGGTGATTATGTAACTTTTAGCGGCGCGGCTTCTTTGGGTGGAAATATTACTGCTGCGGTTCTTAATCAGGAATATGAAATAAGCAGCATCACGAGTGCTAACGTATATACAATCGAAGCCAAAGATACCTCTGGCAATGAGGTTACTGCTGTTAGTGGTGATTCTGGAAATGGCGGTTCTAGTGTGGTCGGAGCCTATCAAATCAATATCGGTCTTGATACTTATGTTGATGGTATCGGCTTTTCTTCTGGAACTTGGGGCGAATCATCATGGGGTGGAAGCACTCAAGGGTTTAGTTCACAACTACGGTTGTGGACACTAGATAATTTCGGTGAGGACTTGATAGCTTCCCCGCGTTTCGGGGGGATTTTTTATTGGGATAAAAGTGCTGGATTCACAACACGCGCAGTAGCGTTATCGGCGTTATCTGGAGCAACCAATACACCCACTGATTCTCTTATGGCTTTGGTGTCTGAGAAGGACCGGCATTTAATTGCTTTTGGATGCAATCCATTAGGAAGCAGCACACGTGATAACTTGCAAATACGTTGGTCGGATCAAGCTGACGCGGCGGATTGGACACCAACGACGGTCAACACATCCGGCGATTTGAGATTATCCTCTGGCTCCAGAATCGTAAGCGCATTGCGTACTCGACAGGAGATTGCGATCTGGACAGACACATCATTGTATAGCATGCGCTTTGTTGGATCGCCGTTAGTATTTGGTGTGGATCTAGTGGTAGAGGGAATTAGTATTGCCTCTCCCAATGCAGCCGTTAACGCAAATAATGTTGTGTACTTTATGGACACAGATAATTTCTATATTTATAGCGGCGGTGTCAAAACATTGCCCTGCACTGTCCGTGCTTATGTATTTGAGGATTTCAACGAAAAGCAAAGATATAAGGTGTTTGCCGCACGTAATGCCCAGTTTAATGAAGTGATGTGGTTTTATTGTTCTGGCTCCTCGGAGGAAATTGATCGATATGTGATGTTTAATTATTTGGAAAGCAATTGGTCTATAGGTCAGTTGTCTCGTACATCATGGGCAGATCAAGGATCATCAACAGAAAGACCTATAGCCACAGCAGACTCGTATATCTATGACCATGAAAAAGGATATGACGGAGACGGCTCTGCTATTTCAGCGTATATAGAATCGGCTGACTTTGATTTGAATGATGGGGATCAGTTTGCTTTTGTTCGCAGGTTATTGCCTGACATTCTTTTTATAGGGTCATCTTCAAGTCCCAATGTAACCTATAGTTTAAAAACACGATCCAGTGGATCGGGAACCCTAGTAACATCAAGCACAGCAAGTGTAGGTTCGACAACAGAGATGACGCATGTACGCGCTAGAGGTCGTCAAATGCGAGTGCGTGTAGAAAACGAAGACCTATCCAATGGTTGGCGTTTGGGTGATGTTCGTTTAGATGTGCGACAGGATGGAAGACGATGAGCGACAACGAAGCCAGCTTTCGTATGCCACTGGAGCTTCCTGGTGAAGAATATGATTCAGATTATATGCGAAGAATAATTAATCAGTTGCGTTTAAACTTCGCCTCTATACAAACATCAGATGAAACGTCTCGTCCTATAGAGGCAATGGATTGGTTTTTGGCGTAATGGCTAATTTTTACATTAATGCAATTACATCTTTATCGGCCACTACATCTACGTCGATATATACAGTTCCATCTGGATCATCAGCTATTGTAAAGACAGTAAGTGTTTATAACTCTAATGCATCTAATTCAGCCACACTTACAGTACAAGTTACTGATACATCTGCATCAGCAACAAAAACATTTGATAAAGCAACAGTCGGTGCTGAAACAAAAAAAGCCTTCCTGCAAAATGGTGAGGTTATGGTATTGGATGAAAACGACATATTAAAAATGACGGCAGGTACAGCAAATTACTTTGACGTATTTGTTTCTGTTATGGAGGTATCTTAGCGTTTAAACGCAGAGGATAGATTATGGCAAAAGAGGATGTGTTATCGGCAATTAGCCCTCTGTATGCAATGAATACAGGAAATATGGATAAATCTCTGCTTGGCGTTTTAGGAGAGAATAATCTTTTGGGAATGTTGCCACAGTTAATGGCTCGTGAAACTAGTCGTGGTCAGGGCGAAATGATGGATGCCGAAGATCCGGCTATGCAATCCATGCGCGGTGGTGGATCAGTTGCTCCCATGCAGCCAATGGCAGAAAGGCTTGCTGCACAAGGTCGGTATGGCGACAACATGATGGTGCATATGAATCCTGCTGAAGTGCAGGGTTTGGCGGCTCTATCACCCACAGGACGACTGCCTATCAATCCAGAGACGGGACAACCAGAGGCGTTTATAGCCGCGTTATTACCAATGGTTATGAGCGCATTTGGTCCTGCGATGGCCGGAGCTACAGGGCTTTCTTTTCTTGCCAATCCAATGATTGCTAGTGCGGTAGGTTCTGGTATAGGCACGCTGGCAGAGACAGGCAGTTTAAGAGAGGGGATAGGCGCTGGATTACAAAGCGCCTTAATCGGAAGTGTCACAAATAAAATGCTGCCTGGTAAAGGAGCTTCGTCAACCGCCGCAGAAACTGGCAGCGGCGCGGTAGCGCAAGTAGGTGATGCTGCGCCTAATGCGTTTACAGATACGTTTGCACAGACAGGCAATCAAGCGACACAGGCGACACAACAGGCGGCACAGGCGTTTCCGACAAATGCTTTTGGTAGGACACAATTTCCAGATGGTATGTCGCTTGGTGACAGGATCGACTACTTTAAAACAGGAGCAGGCGCAGATCCTTCTAGTATGACGGATCGTCTCATTCAAGGCGGTATAGGAAGTATGACCGGAGCTGGAATGACGCAATCATATAACGCATCCCAAGATATGGGCAGAGGGGGAGAGCGAGAAGAAGACGATTTTTATACACCAGTGCGTCCTTTGAATAGAGGGTATCAAGATGCTCCAGAAGGATACGTACATGGCGTTGATCCTGAGTGGAATTACTACCAAAGAGATTTTGGTATTGAGCCGATTGCCACTGTCTCATCAGGTGGATTGGTTGATGCGGCACGATATGCTTCAGGAGGATTATTAGAGCCAAGACGGTTTCAATATGGAGGGAATTTTTCAAACCCCAGACGAGCCACCGCCCGTAATACAACTCCTGCATGGGCGTCTGGCATACAACAAACACAAGCAGGATTAGAAGAACAGTTAGGAGGTTTCGGTCAGGATATTAGTGGTCTTGGACAGCAAGTAGGTGGTTTAGGATCTGGACAACAACAGATACTTCAAGCAATACAAGGCGTGCCATCGGTTGATTTGTCAGGAATTACCGCTGGGCAAAGAGGTTTAGGTCAACAGATAGGCGGTTTAGGATCACTAATCGGAGATGTTCGTAGTGCAGTACAAGGAATTCCATCCGTCGATCTATCGGGTGTGACTTCTGGGCAAAGAGGTTTAGGACAGCAAATAGGAGGTCTTGGCTCTCAGATAGAAAATATAATGGGAGCGATAGGGGATATTCCGTCAACCGATTTATCAGGGGTTACTGCTGGACAAGCAGGCTTGGGTCAACAGATAGGCGGCATTGGTTCTCAGATAGGAACAGGTCAGCAAAATATACTGAGTGCTATAAGTAATATTCCATCGGTTGATTTTTCTGGTGTAACTGCCGGACAGAGAGGACTAGGAGAACAAATCGGAGGTTTAGGCGGTCAGCTCGGAGGATTCGGTGAGCAGCTAGGTGGTTTCGGGCAGCAAATAGGAGGCATCGGTTCTCAGATTGGTGACATAGGATCTGGACAACAAAGAATATTAGATGCTATTTCTGGAATGCAACCGCCGCCTGTCAACGTACAAGCTCCTGATTTGTCAGGAATTACCGCTGGTCAAGCTGGATTGTCCGATCAGATAGCGGCGTTAAATCAACAAATAGCTGCTATGGGTCAAGTCCCGCAAGTAAGTGCAGCGCCCGCACCAACCGGAGGAAAAGGAACACCATCACCTTCAGCTATAGAGAGTCAAATACAACAGGCAGTCAGTAGTGGTCAGTCTGGAATAATCCCAGGGATCACCGAGAATATCGGGCAGCAGATTGGTGGTCTACAATCACAAGTGGGTGAACAGATTGGTGGTTTCGGAGAACAATTAGGATCGCAGATTGGAGGAATAGGAACACAATTAGGTGGTTTCGAGCAGCAGATAGGAGGAATCAACGAACGTCTAGGTGGGTTTGAAAGTCAAATCAGCAATCTAAGCGATCAAATAGCATCGGCACAAGAATCGATGGGATCTAAAGGTCCAAGTGCTCCAGTTCCCACAGTGCCATCAGCTCCAGGTACAGGAGATGTGCCGCCAGGGGTTGATCCTATAACGGGAGAGCCAGAGGTAATCGCATCTCCACCACCAGTAACACCACCACCATTCACACCACCACCAGCACCACCACCAATAGAACCAGGAATACCAGCGCCGGTTCCCCGACCTGGTACGGGAACAGCTCCAGATGTGCCGCCGCCAGTTCTTGGTACACCGCCAGTTATTGGCTCTCCTCCAGATAGAGGTCCGATTGATACTGCTCCACCAGGAAGCCCAGGCAAAGGTAGCCCACGACCAGAGACGCCAACCCCACCATCAACACCTTCGCGAGGGAAAAAAGGTCCGGCTAGAGATGATGATCCCGTGGTAACAGATCAGGGTCCATTCCCTTCCCCAGGTACTGGCAGTCCGCCAGGTGGAGGTAAGGGTCCATCAGGTCCGGCACCAAGTCCAGGGGATTTCCCGCCA